TCAGTATCAGCTAAAGTTCCTTCTACATATTCGTCAATCATCTGGTCAAAGGTTTTATCTTTCTCTATTACCCTACTGGTATTCATTACTGCTTTGGGAAAAGTATCTATCCGCAGGTTCTTTAAGTCTGACAACTGCTTCTTAACTTCCTCTACATCACCATCAGTAGTAATCCAATAGTAGTCATCCACAGTACCCGGGATATCAATCTTCCCTCCTCTCATCTCTAGCTTATAGAACCGAGGAGAGAAATTGTTTTCAATAAATTCAAACTCTCCATCATCATCTAAAACATACCATCCTTTTCTATCTCCTGCATCTCCAAAGCTCTGCTGTAATGGATTACCAACATAAAGCAAGTTGCCTACCACTTGAGGCTTATGAATATGACCTGAGATAATAGGCAGGTAATCAGGTAATTCATTGATAGAAATAAAGGACTCATCCCCCATTGCTATTCCATTAAGCAACTGTGCCTCTTTAACCCCTTGATGGAGACATAATATGTCCACTTTCTGTCCCCTTAGTAACCTATCTACATCTTGTAAGAATTGATCTCTATTTACTTGATAAGGAATAAATCCTACTAATTTGTCCCCTATCTTTATATAGCAAGGTAAGTCAGCTACTTTGCCTATTATTTTAAAGGGATATAGAGAATGAACCAAACCACTAGAATCATACTGGTCATGGTTACCAACTAAGAAATAAAATCTCAAGTCATTAGATAAATTTTGATATAACAGTTCTAAAGATCTCTGTAATACTAAAACATTCAATTGATTGCGGTGATGAAACCAATCTCCTAGAAAGACTAGGTCTTTAATTCCATAATCTAAAGCATAAGTAATAATAGTTTTCTCTACTTCGATAATCTTATCCAGTCTTCCCGTCTCCCCTTGGGAAAACTCCCGATACAAACTAAAATGAAGATCAGCATGAAATAGTATTTTACTCATATTGCACCCCCTAAACATAAAGGAGCCAGGAGTGGAGGCTCCTGGCTCATTGGGAGGAGGTATTGGGAAATATTAATTAGGGAGGATTTCATCTTCAATATCACGAAAAGCTAATCCCTCTAATACTTCTATTAATTCAGGGATGCACAAATCACTGAAGTCTTTCTGCCGAAACTTACTCTCTCCAAATTTTCGGTAGTCTTCAGCAAATTCATACCACCCACCAGCTTTCTTAACCACACCTAACATCTCAGCGGCATCTAAGTATCCTTTTATCTTATCTATTCCAGTAGCAAAGTTAATAGTATAACTAGCAGTTCGGAATGGTGGTCCTAGTCTATTCTTTTCTATCTTAACTTTACCTTCAATTCCTATACTTTCATCACCATTCTTTAATATTCCTACTTTAGATACTTTCATCATTAAACTAGAATAAAACTTTACTGCTCTACCACCAGGAACAACATCACTGACATAACCACCAATGTTATCTCTCATTTGGGATAGAAAAATTAAAGCAATATTATTTTTAACTACTTGATTGAGAATTAATCTTAAAGACCTAGAAAGAACTTGTGCCTGCACTGCAGGTTGCTGATTAGTATACTTATCTTTCTTATCTTCTTCACTGCGGGTTTTAGTAGCAGTAATAGAATCATAAACTACACATACAGGGGTGGGAATACCACCCTCTTCCACTTTATCAATCAAAGCTTCTAAGGAGGTGAATAACTCCTCCATATTAATATCCTGAACAAGGATTAACTCTTCAGGGTTAATGCCAATTATCTCAGCTCGGTCGGGGTCAAAGGAAAATTCAGTGTCATATAGGATGGCTACTCCTCCCATACGCTGAGCTTCGGCAAGTATGTGATAAGCAATAGTAGTTTTTCCACTGGCTTCTGGACCATAAATCATAGATATTCTTCCACATGGTATCCCCCTCCTTCCTATTGCCATATCAATAGGCAGACATTGAGTAGAAATATACTGCCTAATTTTAGTATTAGGGATATCGGCGGGCTTATAAACCACGCCGTTCCCTAATACTTTCTCCATAGCATTTATAACATCAGAGATTAAATTAACCTGAGACATACGCTTAAACCATCCCTACTGCTGGTTTTCTTTTTGGCTTAGCAGTAAGAGCAAATTTAGCTTTACAAGCTTCCTGATCATTACAACTAAGACAGAGGTCATCAGTAGGAGAATAAGACTTACCAAAACAGGATGGAGTTTCAAACACATCCTCCAATTCTCCTAAGGGTGGTCCAAACAACTCTTCATCAATATTCTCCTCTGGTTTCTGAATCACTTCTTCAGGATCATCACTAGGTAAATCCTCATCTGCTTCACCAGTCAAGTAAAAATTTATAGTTTCATAATCTTCCAGCTTAACTAGCTGATCTAAGTTAATCAATTCATCCAAATACTTCATATCAGGAATAGCAGTGCGGTTAGGATCAGCTATCTGCAAAGAGTAACGAGAAGTAATTCCCGTTCCATCTCGGTGCAGGATAAAATCAAATCCTGCTTCAGGGTCAAATACATCTCCAAACTTAGGATTGCTCCAAATTTTAGCTAAGTCATCGTGAATCTTAGCTGGAGCACTGTAAACCTGAACTCCTGCTTTAAGGTTATCTAAATCCAAAATGTTATAGTAATACCGAGGCTTAGCAGACAAAGCTTTAGCTTTCTCTAAAGCTCGAGGGTCTTCAGAATGAAATAGTTTCTCCACCAAAGCACAGATAGGGCATTTCCTTACTGGAACTCTATCTCCTAATAAAACCTCAGGATCAGTGGTCATCTTTCTCGGACAAATCACTGAAGCATTTTCTTCCCCTACTCCATAGTGCATCCATACCTTTTTATAAGGAACACCCTTCTCCGAATATGGAGGCAGGAATCTAATATTGTTATATCCTACCTTTGGTGACCAGAACCTCCCCTGTCTCTGTTCAGCTAAACCTTTTAAAACTTCCAGATTAGTTTTGTAAAACCCCATAATATACCTCCTTATAAAAGATTACTTTCAACCATTCGACGATGGTTGGCTGATGTTTGGGTCATCATATCTTTTTTATGTTCCAATGCTTTTACCACAGTATCCAACATTGCTAACACTTCACCAATCTCCAACTTCAAAAAACTCAACTCTCTAACTGAATCACTCCGCTCTACAGTAGCTTTAACTGCTGTATCAGTAATTCGCATTTCCTTTTCCGTCATATACTTTCTTACCACCAAATCTCGATCAGCTTTGAGGTTGCTCAACAAAATGTCCGCTCGTTCGTATAGTGCTTTAGCTTGATTACGAAGTAAAGAATAATAAAAATATAATCCTGCTTGCTTTTGCATTTCCTCTTCGATATTTTCATCGTCATAAGCAAGATCTGCCTGAGCTTTATTCAAATCTACACTACCTTTTAATCTTTCAAACTCCTCTTTTAACTCTTCCACACTATACTGCCGAGCTGGAACAACCTCAAAGGGAATCATTTATAACTATCATCTCCTTTCCTTAACGTTCTATACCCGTATTATAATCACTTCTGATTTACTTGTCAAGAGGATGCACAAAAAACTTTCTAAATATTTCTCAATACCCTGTAGAACCAAATCCTCGTTCTCCACGAACACTGTCCGATAATTCTTTTACTTCCTCAATCTCCACTTCGGGAACGCTACGTAGAGCTCCTTGAGCTATTCTCTCCCCTGCTTGAATCAAATAGGAAGTATAGGAATGATTATAAACTTGCACTAACCATTCTCCCCGATAACCACTGTCTATAGTTCCAGGATGAACTTGTAAACCGTGGTCAAAAGCTAAACCTGACCGAGGTCTAATCACTACTTCATATCCCTCAGGAATCTCAGAAGCTATTCCTGTAGGAACAGTAGCATAACCTTTAGCAGGAACTACTACATCTTGCCCAGCATAGATGTCAAAACAGGCATCTCCTGGATGAGCAAAAGTAGGTAGTTTAGCTACCGTAGTTAATCTTTTAATTTTTAATATCATTAAGCCACTGCCTCCTTATTAGTCTCTTCCATTAACTGTTCAAAACTCTTTGTCCCGTCATAGGGATACATATCTCCATAGTTAAGCCCCCACTCTGCTTCAGCTACTAAAGGAATGGTGATAAACTTACCTTTAACTCCTTCCATATGAGACTTAACCAAGTGGTATACTTCCTGCATATAATCTCGGTGGCACTCTACCACTATAGAATCGTGCACCGTTAAAATCACATTGGCAGGAAGATGTTTAACTTTAAAGTCTCGATTGATTTTAGCTAAAGCAATTTGACAGATATCACTCGCTGTAGATTGAATGGTATGATTAACTGCCTCTCGAAGAGCTTTACTTTTTATGCTTTCATTGGTAGTCATTTGAGCTTCTGGCAACCGCCTAGCTCTACCATAGGGAGAGTAAACTACTCCATTTTTCTCCGCTATTTGTTGAACCAGTTTAATATATTTAGCTACCCCTTTATACCGTTTAAAGTAGGATTGAATGAATGATTGTGCTTCCTTAGGAGTAACTCCCAAAAGCCGAGCGGTTGCCTCAGCCCCCGCCCCATATAGGATAGAGAAGTTTAACTTCTTTGCCATTTGCCGTTCTTCTTTGCTGATGTCCTTCTTATTAAAAATTGCTTGAGCAGTCATAGTGTGGATATCTTCCCCCTGCTGATAAACCTTAGTCATAACTGGGTCTCTGGAAAGCATAGCCATTACCCGTAGTTCAATTTGTGAAAAGTCAAAGTTCATCATTATCCAATCAGGATGAGAAGGAATGAACAGCCGTTTAATATCCTTCACATCCCCACTGGGAAGGTTCTGCAAGTTTGGATTGGAGGAAGATAACCTTCCTGTCCTTGCTACAACTAAATTAAAATTAGGATGAATCTTTCCATCACTGGATATATACTTCCAGTAACCTCTAATGTAAGTCTCTAAAAGTTTGGATTGTTTTCGATAGCGAAGGAGTAGCTCAGGTAAATCGTGGTATTGAGCTAACTCCTCTAAAGTTTCTGCATCCACAGAAGGAGCACCAGTTTTAGTCTTCTTCACCACTGGAAGATGAAGGCAGTCAAACAGCACTTCCCTAACCATATCGTTAGAGTTGGGATTGAACACTACAGGCTCATCTTTGATTTTTTCCCATTCCCTGATGACGGTATGGGATTGGATTTCGTGGGTAATATCTTCCAGAACCTTACTCATCTCTTGATCCAGTTTAGCTAAAGCTTCTTGGTCAATCTTTACTCCGTTATATTCCACATCAGTTAGGCTCTCCGAGAACTTCATCACCATAGCGAAAGTTTTATCCAGTTTTTTCTCTGCCAGTAAAGGCTTAAACACAGTATAGAGGCGATAAGTAGCATCAGCATCGGCACAGGAATACTGGTAAAACAATTCCTCAGGAGCACGATTAAATCTATCCTCATACGCCTGAAAATCGTGAGCGTAATTTCCAATATCGGTGTAAGCACTGGCTACCTGCTTTAAGTTGTGAGCTGAATTTTCATCCAGCAAGTAGTGAGCAATGCAGGTATCAAACTGAAGATGAATGTTAAACCCATGCTTATACCTCAACCACTGAATATCAAACTTCCCGTTATGAGCAATAAGCTCTTTAGTGGGGTCTTCAAGGATCTCCCGTAAAACAGGGATAATAAGGTTATTGATTTCCTCGGCTGAAAATACAGGATTTTTTCTCCGAGAACTTAATTCCTCGATAAAGGAGTTCACTGCTTTACGGTATTCCTTAACCGATTTGCTGTGCAATTCCTCTATTAGCCTGGACTCCTGCAGGATGGAACTAAATTTGGTAGGGATACTCTCGGTAGAGCTGCTTTTAGAGAGGATTGACAAGTAAGTAGCAAGCTCTCCCAGAAATTCACTGCTGAACAGGGGAGCTTGGTAGTAAAGAGGAACACAATAGGATTTACCATACTGACCAGAAAAAGAAATAGCTGTAACATTTGCACCCTCCATAAATGGATTTAATCCATTAGTCTCTATGTCAAAAGCCACCGCAGGTAGGGATTTTAAATCATCCCTCATCTGGTAGAGCTTTTCAAAGTTATCCACGACGATATATTCGGTCTTCGTCTTAGGTTTTGAATCATCAATCAATCGAGGAATCCTCATAATGTCCTGCAGAAATTCGTGCTGTCGGCGAGGATCTCGAAGGACAAAAGCAGGATGGTAGCAAGGCAGCACTAAACAACCAAATTCCTCAGAATAGACTTCCTGACCGTGGTGCTTTACTATTCCATTCAGTTTTAAAATTGACCTCATAGGAACAGCTCCCAGAGTAACTATAAGCTTAGGCTTAAGCTGGTTAATTTCTTCCACTAACCTTCCCCGACATAATTGAATTTCCTCAGGAGTAGGAGTTCGATTATCTGGCGGACGGCAGGACACAGCATTGGTAATATATAATTTAGCTCTTTCAATCCCCGCTTCCTCCAAAGCAGAGTTAAGGATTTGCCCTGACCGACCCACAAATGGTTCTCCATAGGCAACCTCTTGAGCACCAGGAGCCTCACCAATGAGCATAATCTCTGCAGATGGTAGTCCCACTGCAGGAACTTGTGGCTCATTATAAAGAGGACACTTTTGACAGTATTCACATTTTCCCAATTCTCCATAACCTCCTAACACAGTATTAGAACTCAATCGTTTTTACTTTATTCCCACTTTTAAAAAAAAATCTAAAAATTTTTTAATTTTAAGTTAACCCGATTAAAAGGGACTGCTTGGCGAACTAACTCAGCCATCTGTTCGTGTCCCAAATCATTGGGGTCTTTGTCTCCTGGAAGCATAACCACTCGAACGGGATAAAATCCTATAAACTCTTTAGCGTAATTAATGGTATCAGGAATAGCATCTCGTAAGTCCCAAGCAAAAATAATCTCCCGAAAGGAAGATTGGAAAATAAGTTTAACCTGTTCAGGAGATAACTTTTTCCCAAAGGTAGCTACTGCTCCATATTTATAATCCACTATCCCCGTGGTAATACAGTCAAAAGTTCCTTCAGTCAAAACTACTGAAGGATAAAAGCGAGCTCGGTCAAAGTTATACAGGTAGTGGGAAGGAGGATTAGCTTCACTGCTACTGGGGTTAAGAACCTTAGGAGTTACTTTAGGATTAATAGCTCTTCCCACATAGCTAACTAACTTCCCATTATGGTAAATGGGAAATATAATCCGTCCTGCGAACTTACCAAAATGGGTATAGTGAATTTGGTATTCCTCAATCTCTTTCCTACCAATTCCCCGTCTCTGCAAATAAGCTAGAGCCCGTTGGTAATTCTCCCCATCCTCAGTCAGAGGATAAGCTCCTACGGGAAGAGAGATTTTAGGACGCTCAACAGGCTTTATCGATTGCTCCACAGGAATGTCCAACTGCACCGAGCCTGTATAACCATATTTACGGTTAAAAGCATTAATCAGTCTATAACCTGAACCTTTCCACCCACACTTAAAGCACAGGAATTGATGCTTCCGAGAATTATAGTAGAGGTGCTTATTGTGGTCAGAACAGTTTATACAGTCCATCCTCCACTCATCTCCCCTACCCTCTCGAATATCAACACGATGGGCTAAAAGGTAAGCTATGACTGAGTCAACCATTCCATTCCCTCCACAGGAATATCTTTCCTTTTTCGTCCAGAATTAATATACCCCACTGAAGCTCCCTCTTCTCCAGTAATCCTCAAACTCTTATAGTCCATATTCACCGTAACTATTCTCCCGCTTACGTATTCACGGTTTTTAGTTACTGCTATTCTCATCTTGCCATTTTGTCTCTCTTCGTCATTCTGGTTTACGGACATCACCAAATCAGCAGTTTTGATTTTTCCATAACTTCCTGCCACATTCTCATTCTTTGCCAATCCTCCAGTAACTCCTTCTCGGTTAACTTGAGAGGCAGTAAGCATTACGCAGTTATGCTTCATCGCTATCTGCCGAAGCCTCTTGCACAGCTCCTCCAGTTCCACATATTCCCGCTCATAACGGTGCTCCCTCTCCATCAGGTCGGCATAGTCCACAATAATTAAATCAGGTGTGAAATCGTGAACGTTAATATATTCGTCAATATCCACAGCCAATTGATGAGCAGTCATTGAATAAGTTTCTATAACCTCGAAGAAGGAAAACAATCCCTTCATTGGGTGCTTCTCCAGCTTCTCCTGTGCTAATTGAGGATTACTCCTGATTTCTCCTTTGCCCAAACCAGTTACGATTGACATCATTCGCAATAAAACTATATCGGTAGAGAGCTCCAGAGAGTAGTAGAGAACTTTTTTACCGTGAATCATAGCTGAGTGAGCCATATTGGTAAGGAAAATACTTTTTCCTGAACCAGGTCCCCCCATTACGATGTAAAGCCTCTTTTTACCAAAGCCCCCTTCCATCAGCTTATCCAAAGCAGGAATAGAGGTAGGAATTCTTTCTCCCCCATCATCGAGGAGGTGGCAAATAGCTGCATTATAATCCTTGCCTAAGTTCATCCGCTGAATACTTTCTGCAGGCTCAGCTAATTTGGTATTAACCAGCTTCAGGAAATCCTCTATTCTGTTTTCCTGAACCAAGTCAGCTCCCTGCACCAAAACATCTTCAGCAATTTTCTTACGGAAAATAGCTACCACATTGTCAGTAATGTATTTCCGCTCTGCTTCCGTAACAGTGAAGTCGTCTTTGAAGATGCTTTCCAGCTGGTTAATTTGCTCTTTAAAGCTCTGCAGTTGAGGATCTCTCCGAGCATAATCGAAGTAAAGGGACGTATTGAATACGTCCCCATACTTTCGATAAAAAGCATCCACTAACTGCACTGACCTCCGAAACAAAGGATGAGAAAATGTTTCGGAGTTCAGGTATCTGCGATTGGATAAGTAAAATTCCCGATCAAACAGATACAGGTAAAGCAGTTTCTGTTCCAGTCCGCTCTCCATAATACCTCCTCTTTGCTCCTAAAATCGCCATTAAGTCTCTACTCAATTGCTTAGTAATCCTTCCCTGCTCCAACAGGTAATCTACTGCCTGGTCGTAGGATATATCCCACTGCTTAGTTAAACTTTTAACTTCCCGAGCATAGTAGCGAAGAAGTTCTCGGTAAGGAAGAGAGTGAGTATCGTAAGGTGTTTGAGATAAATATTTAGCATATTCGTTAATCCCCCATTTGGAAATTATTGCAGTTGGATATAATCTTTTCCCGAAGTAGGAATAGTAGTGAGTATAAACCACAGACAAGTAGGAATAAAAATCCCATCCTCTTTCTCGAAGCACTTTAGCCGCCTTTATAAAAATCTTCCAATACCGAGATCTCCGAGGATCTCCTTTGCCAAACACATTATAACCACCCCGAGCCTCATAGCGATTATGCAACTCATTATAGGTAATTCCCAGTAATAAGGCATCTCGTTCCTCATTACTCATTGAGGGAGCATAATCCCATAAGCTTTGTGCCACTGGATAAATTCACCTCCTGAAGGAAAAATGGACTTATTTGTTCAGCAAACTCCTGCTGCACTTGCTGAACTTTGTTGCACAGCGAAGAATAAAGACTGGGAACATCAGCAAGGTAAATGGAGTAATGGCAAAGCTCCATTACAGCTATGAGGTAATCAGTAAGCTCAAAGGAAAGCTTACCATTGCCGAGGATAAAGTCATTACAGGACAGCTCAATATCCCCCATTAGGCAATCGAATTTTAAAAAAAGGTCATCTTTTCGCATAGCAATAACATTTTGGTTCATCCGTTTTAGGTGGTGGCTCTGTAGCTGTGTGTCAAACATTGTAATTATTCCACCTTGGGCAACCAAATCGGTAAAGATTTTTTGGCAGAAAAGGCAAATAGAAAGTAGGACTTTTCCCAGTTCTGGAGTTATAATAGGGATATTCCCATAAGGGCAAAAAATCTTTACCTTATTGGATTGGTAAAGTATTACTGATGGTTCTGTAGCTATTTTTGCTCACCTCACTGTTATTGGTTTTTGCTGACAGGAGGATTATAAACTCTCTGGAAAAGTTTGTCAACCCCTAATATTAAAATTCCGTGCAAAATAATTTCAGTTTACTTAAAGTTTAGCATTTTACTCATAAAAAAGAAAAGGGTTTCCCTTAACAATCCTTTCCTAAAAGAAAAAAAAAAAAATAAATATATATATATATATTTATTTTTTTAAAAAAAATTATAATTATAAATATATTATAAGCTTTATAGCTAATCTTTAGTCGTATATTACTTACGTAATATACTCCTAAAGATTCTTTTTTTCCTGAAAAAAGGACAAGCATAACTAAAAATCAGGACACAAGATAAGCTAGACTAAGTTAACTTTGCACCTATACACTGGTATTCCTTCGTCATACCAGTGTATAGGTGGTGCTTCGCACCTTTTTCTGGAGTAGGAAAAGTAGGAGTTAGAGTTTACTACCAGCTGTTTTAAACTAACTTTGAGGTTTCTGCTCAGAGGTAGGGTAGGCTTGCCAGGTATAGTGTAAGCTTGAATTGCCAAAACCATTCCCCTCGGAATTAATTAAATGTTTTATATAATTAAGCAGAAATTAATAGGTAACTAAAAAACGCTATAGGATAATGTTTTCGACAATTAATTAAACTTTTTATATAATTGGTTCTCTGACTTTGAATTCTCTGGATCTACTGAGCAGTTCTTTTTCATCCATTCAAATACTTCGCTCTTACGAAATAGAATTCTTCTTCCCAGATGATATCGAGGAAAATCTGTTTCTCTCAGTAATTTGTTTACCATTGAAGTGCTAACCTTTAACATTTTAATAAGTTCCTCTTTGGATAGCATTTCATCATCAAGGATGTCTAATTTTTCGGACATTTAATATTTACCCCCTTTTTAGATTTTTTTCTTATGTCCACTTTTAAGGACTGTCTTATTTTTAGGACATTAAACATTTACTTTATTTTTGATAGTTTCTCTTAAATCGTGGACTTCAAAATTAGGTTCTCTCATACAAGTTCTCATTCTCTTTTGAGAATGGCGTTTTAAGATGTAGTGGAAATCATCCATAAAATCAATGATAACTACATCTTCTTTTCCCTCAGTTTTTCTAATTCCTCTTCCTATTCTTTGGATAGACCGAATAGTTGATTCACCTCCGCAAGCTAAAACAATAGAGCTGATGTTAGGTAAATCAATTCCCTCATCCAATATTGTGCTAGCTATTAGAATAGGAATCCTTCCCTTTTTGAATTGATTGAGATAAGATTGTAGCTCATTCTTATTAGTTCCTCCGTGAACAAAAGGAACACTAATCATTAACTCTTTCTCAAATTTCTCCTGCAGGATCCTGCCATGCTCTATTTCTCGGATTAAAACTAAGACATTTTTTCTCCCCCAATCAGTTAAAAGATGTTCTACCATTTGAGTAATTAATTCATTGCGAAAACAATTAGTTACAATTCCATTATAGTAGACATCTTGCCACTTATGACATTTATTAAATTCATAAACATCCATTTCTCCACCATATCTCTCAGAGGGAGCAAAGATTATTTTTGGTTTAACCAAAAAACCATCTTCAATTAGCTCTGAGGATGAAACTTTATAAATTACTGGACCAAAAGCTCCAACGATATAGAGATTAGAATTGTCTGTTCTATCCAGTGGTGTTCCTGACAATCCAAATCGGTAATAAGCATTACACTGATTAAGAACTTTGAGATAGGAATTGTTAGATACATTATGGCACTCATCTACAAATACTACTTGGAAGTAGTTATTGAGATATGGCTTAACTGCAGAAAGATGCTTCTTAAGACTTTGGATTGATGCGACTGTTAGTGCTCCTACTTCATATTTTCCATTACCGAATACTGATACTTCTACTCCTAATCTCTTTTCAAACCGTTCTTTGGTCTGCAGGAGGAGAGCTTTTTTGTTTACAATAAAAAGAGTTGGTAATCCTAAATATTGGGTAATAGCACAGGCTACTTCAGTCTTACCTGCTCCTGTTCCCATATCTAATATGCCTCTTGTTTGTTGAACTGCTGCTCTAGTAGATTCTATTTGGTAATCTCTTGGATCAATACCATTTAATTTAATGGGATTCCTCATTGGCTCAGGAGCTTTTCTCTCATCGATAATAGCACATTTGATATAGTGGTTCTTTAAGCAAGTTTGGACTAGAGGAGCTAATCCAGTTAGAAATTTACCACTACTCCATTCAAATAAGGATATAAATCCATCCCAGTTTTTATTACGGTATTGAGGCATATACATATAACCAGTGGGACGATAAGATAAGTATTCTTTTACCCAGGACTTTATATTGTTTATAGCCTCTCTAGTCATAAAATCTGGAAATTCTAATCGGCTATAAACATTATTGATTCTTATAGTTATTCTGGTTATCTTTGTTTCCTGTTGTTTATCCATAGGTTTCCACCTACATTAGTATAGCACAAGATGCATCAAAATGCAAGTGATTTATACTTAATGAGTAAAGAAAATTATCGGGGAATAAAATCATTCTTGTAGGGGTTGACATTAAGTATAAAGGTTGATATAATAGAGCAAAAGGAGGAATAAGAATTGGATATTGATTATGCTGAATTTATTAAAGATATTTCTAGGTATACTAAAGTTAGTCCTACAGCTCGTTTAGTTCTCATTAGCCTTCTACCGCATACTATAAGAGCTAACGATAAAGGACAACTGGTAGTTCCTATTGTTGCTAAAGTTATGGCTAAAAGCTTAGGTATGACTCCTAAGAATTTTTCCAATATTATGACTGAGTGGGAAAAGCTTGGAGTAGTAGAGCGTTTCCTTAATCCTAATCAAGTGGTATATTTAATTAATCCTAATGCTCTTAAAGAGGAATATAACGTATGTTAATCAATTTATATAATGTGGAGGAAGAATTAACTAACAGTTTAAATATCTTGGCTTATGATAAGAGTGGTGTGTTATACCATTTGATGTATATAATTTTGCCTAATTTAATTAAGCATACTGCTGGTAATATGTCTGGTATTATGCAATTAAAAACTTTTGATCAATTAGTAAAACTTTTATCCAGATCTCATGAGTCTTGGTATTTTACCGTTAACACGAATTTAGTTCTAAGGCAAAGACTTTTGGAGAGAGTTGTTAATGCTACTCCCTATAAGATTAGTTATTCAGGAATGCAGCCCTATGAGGAAGTATTGTTTAAAGATTGGTCATTCCTATCATCTGTGGATACACCTTTTTGGATAAACTATAACATCGCTCATGGGAGTGCCCCTTACTACTTCACCCTGAGTCACTCAGGTTTAAATAGAAATCCAGAAGCTAAAGTGTATGCAATTGCAAATTCAATTATTCCTCCAGATTTAAATTTAAATGAACATTTATTTGATAAGGAGTTAAAAAAGATTTTGCACCAGACGATAAAAAAAGAGCACTAGCTAGTTTAGTGCTCTTTTTCCAAATAGGGAAAAAATCAGTGGGGCAGCTGATAAAAGACCTATTTGGAAACTGTTAAACTAATTTAATAGCTTTACTGAAATCTTTAAGGTAGGAGGAAGAAGTGGACCACTTTACAGGTCCACGTAATAGTTCCTCCATAAATCTAATAGGTATAGCTCGAAAGGAAAAAGCAGAAGGAAAGAATCGTTTGATTAAGAATAGAGCATCATCAAAGCATTCACTGTAGGATAAGTATTTGCGGAAAGTAACTTTAGCAGAATAAGCAAATCCAGGGAAGTATTCGTAGGAGTTAACGGTAATATATCCGTGAAGACTAGAGCCTTTAATCCCTAGAGGGTTATAAGCCCACTCTTTAGTTTCTCGGTCTATTAGTGGGTATTTACCATAACCATTTTCGATTAGAGCAATGGCAGGGAAGATGTGGTAATCTATACCTGTATTGTCTTGATACTTAAGGCTTAAGTCTTTAATAGCTCTTAGCTCTTTAGTAAAGTCAACCAAGATGAGTTACCTCAATTCCACCTTTACCTGTGCCATAAAAGGTTATGATAGATAATCCTACAGGAGAGGGGTGATATCCTCCCCCCATTCCATACCCACCATAATTCATAAAAGCAGAGCAGAGGATACAGCGTTGCTTACGAGTAATAATTTTTTTGTTTTGGAAATCAGGAGTAGCAATTAGCCTTTCCAAGTAATGAACTCCGTGCATATGAGAAAGCAATACTATATCAGAAGCTACTACACCAGCAAATTTATTTAAAGCATTAGCTTTACTACCGTGAGTAGCTCCACCACCTCTTCCGTGAGTAGTATAAACAGAATAGACAAATGGTTTTTTATTTCGTGGCTTCTTTCCTACTCTTATTTCTAAATATCCAGCTACAGGATGATAGCAATCTAATAAGTTAAATACTAAAGCTAATTGACGATTGTAGTCGTGCCCTTCACTTCGGTTTCCCCCATCGTGATTGCCACTGTTAATGAATAGGATCCTATCTTTAATGGGAGTGAGAAGTTCTAAAGCTCTATCAAATTGGTCATCAGGTGAGGTATATTTTAAGGAGTAGATATCACCCTTACTTTGTTTAGTAACACACTCGATAATATCACCATTTAGAATTACATACATATCAGGAGACTTAGCTATATAAGCGATGGTGTCTTCAATGAATTGTTCATTGGTTTCTTTAGACCCTATATGAAAGTCTCCTAAGCCTACTAACTTAATTTGCTCCCGATCCAAAAAGTCGTGGCACTTAAATTTGAGGTTAAATTCTACATCAAATCGAGGAGTCAAGACTACTCACACCTACTTAGCTAATGGACTTCGCTGATATGCTGCAGCTACTTCTCCTTCAATTAATTTCTCATCAGGAACAGGATATCCAGCATTCTTCATTGCGAGTTTTACCCATTCAATTGCCATCTTGAGTTTCTCTGTTCCTTTGATTACGTCAGGACTATTCTTAGCTATGTCTTCTACAAATAATACGGCATCTTCAGCAAATTTAGTAATTGTTACTGCAGTTTGCTTTTTCTCTTCTGTAACTAAGTATTTATTAGCCAGCCAAGCAAATACTAGAGTAAGAAGATAGGGGATTACTTCGTTTAATATAGCACTCCAATCCATAGATCTGCCTCCTGTATGTTGTATTTATTATAATATAAACGGTTTGGGTTTACTTTTATTCCCAATTTTGGTTATTATTTTTTGAAAATACCATCGAATATAGATAAGAAATTGGTAATGATACCAGCAACAAAAACAGAGATAATTAACCAAAAGAACTTTTTATAATTCTCTACCCAGTGGCACACTTCATCATAACGTTCAAAACGAGCATTACATTTTTCAATTAACTCTTTATCTTGGTCTCTTAAGTATCCGTTCTCTGCTATTTTTTTAACCATAAATTCTTCTAAATTTTTTAGGCGGTCTTCTTCCTTTTCTTTATCCCTTTTATAGTTTTCCTTCCATTCTTTATCTTCAGCTTTAAAATCTTGAAAGTCTTCTATTAATTCTTTTATATCCTTCTGAAGAAGGAGAATGGCAGTTCTAACATCTTCTTTATTAATATCAATGTCGGGCATATTTTCACAAATTCTTACGTAAGGAAGCCACTGGCTTTAGCCACGTGGAGGAATTGCGTATTTTAAATACGCTACGTAAGAATTGCCACCTCCTTTCTATAACTATACCCATCAAAGTGTTGTACAACTGAAAAATATTTATGATTTACACCATGTACAACTCTTTGACCTTCCTTGTTTTTAATATCAAAATATCCACTGTTTCTACAAGCAACTTCTCCATACCATATGCCTTTATATTTTCCTTTTGGTATTTCAGCTTTAACCATATCTCCTGTTTGAAAACCAAAGAAATATTTTTGTCTTGCTAAATATCCTCTCGGAAAGCCGTATTTATCTAAATTTGTTCTACAATGACT